CGATTCACCAGCTTATGCAGAAATACTGTACTGTTCTGGTTCGGGTTTGGCTCCACATTCCAGGTATAATATTCTCTTCCCTCGATTTCTTTGTTGTTTTTATAGGTTTTGAATTCGCATTTCCCTAATGCGTTGGCGATCATATTCACGCAACTTTCAAAAGCCAGTTCTCTGAGCGCATATTCCTGCGCAAGTTCGATAAAAACACTGCAATCCATTGCGGTGCCTGTACTGGTTTCCGTTGCTGTTTTTCCGACAAGCCACTTGAAAAAATTTAACGCCACTCTCTCACCCCCTTTGTTTAGAATGTAAATGCCCTGATTTTATTCGGGGGCATCACAGGCTGACCATTTCCAAGCACAGATTCTACTGTCATACTTGCCACCAGTGCCATAAACGGGTCTGTCTTACGGCTTTTGGCTTCAATTTTCGCATAGATAAAATTGCCGGTGTCGCTGCCTTCTTTCCGGCTGGAGCGAACACGCTTTGTGTTATTGACTGCCCATCGCAAATGCGGCACATCGCCCCATGAAAACAAATTCCGGTTGAAGCATTCCTGTATCACCGGTTCTACCTGCATAATATCGCTTGGTCTTACCAGTTTTACTTTGTTTTTATCTTTTGCATCAAAGCCGATACGCCTTAAACTGTCTGCCATCAATGTCCATCGGTAATGGTCCATGGCAAGCATTTTGATATTGTACTTCCTCCCGGCCTCTGCGATATAATTTGCTATCAGATCAGGATGAATGGATACATCATCCACCACAGTGACATGCCCCTGTTCCGCCCAAGCCTGCCATGGCGCTTTCACTCTGTGCAGTGTTTTGGACTGCAGGCAAATCCATGCATGATTGATATCAAATCGTTCTTCACCGCGTCTGAAATGCATATTTACCGCCGTCCAGTCGTTTAGTTCCGCATAGTCAATGCCGACCGTACAGCTCCATTTCTGCATATCCGGCAAAGGTTTGTTGGTAGCAATAACATTTTCGTAATCAGTTACCGAAATTTCCTTTGCTCCTGAACGAATGCCCATGCGCTTTGTCATAAAGTCGCCATTCTGTTCCGGATGTTCCAGCCATTCCAGATATTCTTCCTCTGTTTCTGCCATCAGTTCCGGCAGATATGGCAAAGATGGGTTTGCTTTCTGCCAGTTGTTTTTATCGTGCACATCCTCTTTGCTGTCTAACCTGCAGATGAACGGCAGGAAACCGTTGTCGTCTTCATCTTCAAACAGAATCCTCTCCCCTCTGGCGATATAATCATCCAATGGACCGTCTGATACATCGCCGTTAGAAGTAAAACAGCCAACGCGAGGTTGTGCAACCTTGCCCTGGCCGGTGATAAAAACTTTGATATTGTCATAGTTCTGGTACTGGTGCACCTCATTCAACACAACTTTACCGGAGCGCAATCCGTCACGGCCTTTCGGGTTATTGGTGTGCCCTTTCATAACGCCTTTCATCTTGCGTCCCTGTATTACTTCTTTCGTGTGATAATAGAATTTATTTAGCTTCTTTTCATGCTTTGGTGTTTCCAGCACTTCTATTAAGTCAAGCAATGGTCGCATCGCCTGGTCTTCATTGTTGGCGCAAATGTCAATGTTGTAATGCGGTACCGGATTGTACGGACTTAATGAACACATACTGTCATATGCAATATATCCATCTTTCCCTGCCCCTCTGCCAAGCAGACAAAACAGCCACTTCCAGCGTGGGCGCTTTGTCTTTCGCCAATAGGTGCAGTTCCAGAGAACAAGTACAAATTCTTCCCACGGAAATAATCTCTCATACGGGAAGTATTTCACCAGACTCAGGTATTTTTCCGCCTGTTCCAGATCCACATAAATATCATCATTAGCAAAGCATTTTCTGATATATGCTGCCAGTGCTTTTTGCTCTTTGCATGCAATTCCGTTTTCGATAATCTCTATATAGTTAAGGACATATGGTGGAATATCACAACTCATCTTCCTCACCACCAAAGTCTGCTTTGGCTTTTACTGCCTGTTCTCTAAATCCCAGAGCAGAAAAAATATTCAGCATCTGAGATGATACACGGATTGCAATGCCCAGTGATTTATTGTCTGTGGTGCCATGCTGATTTTCACCGTTTTTGTACTCTATAGAAACGCCTCTGTTTCTGATATCCTCATTCAGCATTTTCAGCTGCACCCACAATTCCATATATTCTTCTACTTTGTCGATATACGGACGAGAAATCAGGCCTCGTGCCTCCAGATCATCCAGCATTTCCTGCTTTAATTCCTTGTACGCTTTCGTGCTTTCCCATTTCTTTTTCTTTGCCATTTTTCTCACCGCCTCTCTGTATACCACACCCTTCACGCGCGTGTGTAAAAATCTCTCCCTTGTCTCAGGACCCTCGACCGAGTGATTTTCGCAAAAAAGTGATTTTTTTGACCGGGGGGTATCTAATCCCATCGTTCTTCGTTTGTGAATCCCTTTGGTTCGCTTGCTATGTACTGCCGCTGGCTTTCCGGATGCAGTTCCTCGTGGCATTGTTTGCATACAGTTATCAGCTGCCGTTCTTCCCCATCCCACATGGAGAGCGCAAGGTCTGGTCTATCTTTTAAATGCTTCACATGATGTACAATATAACCTCTGCGATATCTGCCTTTTGCTTTGCATATCTGGCATTCATAATGGTCATGCTTCATAACCTGCTCCCGCATCCGCTTCCAGACAGCCCACTGGTAAAAGTTATCTGCCTTGCCGTCATCAATCAGCCTCTGCAATTGCTCAACCATCCGTGCATCATCCTCTGCAAATACAAAAAGACAACCCGAAAAGGATTGTCTTTTGTAAAAATTTATAATTATTTTCAAAAAATTTCTTCAATATGTATTGACAACCACCATATAAGGTGGTATAATATAACCATACCAAACGAAAGGAGTTGAAAGCCTATGAGTGATACGATAGAAATAATAAAGGACTTACTGGAAATCGTCGTACTCTTACTCACAGCCCGCCAGCTGATAAAAGAAGACGATAAGTAGCAAGTCCTAGCGGGAGAGAAATCTCCCGCCCACCCTGTGGTGGCATTTCTATTATATCATGCACGGCAAAAAATATGAATAGAAATTCAATAAATATTTTGCTCATTATTATTGTATTGCTTAACGTATTCGATGATGCAGCGACGCTTTCGTTGCTGGATATTATCAAATACATCCTGCTGATTCTCTGCTTTTATCTCAACAACCGAAAGGATTGATTCTATGAACCTTCGTGCAATTCGTTTGGAGCAAGGCTTGTCTGTTCCAAAGCTATCTGCTCTAGCTGATGTACCGGTGCGTACCATTGAAAACATTGAACGTAATGATGAATGCAAAGTATCCACTGCCATTAAATTAGCAAAGGCGCTCAATGTTACACTGGATGCGCTGTGCATCTCTGAAACCGAATAAAACAGCGAAAGCAGGTTACCGTTTCCGGTGCCTGCTTTCGCTGTTCATAAGGAGTGCACAATCGCTCGACCAAAAGTAGCCCCTGGCAGGAATCGAACCTGCGTAACCTCCAACAACAGAGGCGTAGAGTGAGGCTGAATGACCAGCCTCTGCGCCTGACCCTGAACTCATAGCAACTCATGTCTTTCCTTCGTAAATCCCAGTTTATATATTATCACAGTTTGGTGTGTCATTGTGTGCCATCTTTAATCTGTTTAATGCTCTGCTATGGATGCGGTGTGTCTGTTTCCAGCTGTAGTTTAGATTGGCTGCTACATTCACCCAGTCCAGACAATCTATATACCGGTACCGCATTAAGCGCCGTTCTACTACCGGCAGATTCTCAATAGCTTTTTCTATTCTTTCCTGCTGCAGTATGCGTTCTTCTATCTTTAATACATAGAATTCCATCAAATCATCTAGTTTCGCCAGCTTCTTGCCGATGGCATCACCGTTTTCGCTTCCGCCAATGCTGTTATACTTTGTGGCTCCGACAGATTGCCGCAGGCTTTGCAGCTGTTTGATTTCTTCCTGCAGGTCATGAATTTCGCACACTAATCTGTAATGCTCTTTTAATTCTTCTTTCGTTATCATCGCCTAGCCTCCAATCTCAAGAAGTAGTAACGCCATCCCCAGCGTTACTACTCCCAATACAGCCTCTGCTATTATAAAGTCTATAATGTCTTTCACCTTCTTACCCATTCGCGTTCGTTTTGCAATCGCTTATATGTGCGTATCATCTTTTTGCGATGCTGTTTGTCCAGTGTATTGTTGAGCACTTCCATCGACACATTTCTCTCTTTGGCGAATATCATCTTCACCTGGTCAAGCATAGCGTATACATCTGCTAATTCTTC